CCCGCGTCTAGCATGTGCACCATGAGTGCTATGCCTGCACCATCGTCTCCTCCTAGTGCGTGCCCCTTGTCGGCGTGCCACATGCCTTGCGTCACGTCGTACCGTATGGCATTAGTACCGCCCGTGCTGTGCACAGTGTCCGTGTGCGCTGTGAACATGGTGCGGTGCGTCTTGTCTTTGCGTGCGTCTATGTGTAGGTTGCCTGCACCATCGATCATAGTTACAGCGCAACAGTTGGCAAGCCATGCCGTGAACCGGGCTTCGCATATCGAGCCTGCCACGCGCCTGCGGGACAGCGCATAGTGCAGCGTCTGCATCAACACCGTGCTGGGCACGTCTTTGGGCTTTAGTAGTGGTAGATGCGCTGCGACGTGTGCCAGCGGGAATAGGGCTTTGGTTTCTTTGGTCATGATTTACTCCTAGGTTGTTTCAAAAAGGGTTTGTTGGGCTGCGCTCGGCGCACGGTCCGGGTGATAAATTAACCCGTCCACTTCTACATTTTCCGAAACATCGGGGTACCACTTGTTCGTGGCCGTACACTGCCAACCATCCACTATCAGGATGTATTCTTCTATGTCTTCGCAGTACACGCATTCTTCTTCCGGGTAAAAATCGCCATCGATTTCTACACAATCGTCCCGCATGCGGTACTCGCCATCTTCGCAGCACACGACTACATCCGGTAAATCGTTCGTGCAGTAAATATTGCCGTCCACATATACCGTATCATCGTTCGGAAAATATGCCGTGTGACTATAGTTGCCGTATTCGGCATGTGTGTAGTCAGAGATGCACGAATCGCAGACACAACGATCGCCATCGATACCGACCAAATTCCCGTCGTCTTCACCCATGCCTGCGCCGCAGTCTTCGCATTCTCGGTAGTTTTCGGGCTCTATCTCATCTACGGTACCGTCGGTATGGTCACATTCGTAGAAGGTGTTGAAGATGTCCGCGTCTTCTATGCGTAGTGTGTTGCTGTCCACTATCCGCACAGTCTGACGGTCGCCGTCGATGTACGGGGCCATGAAATCCGATTGCCTGCGCGAGCCCGGGTAATCTACCTTGCGCATTTTGAGACCCTCCGGCCATTGGCGTACCTTCGACATGCCGTGTGTATTTATGAGCCACGCATCTAGCATGTCGTCCGTCTGAGACATTGCTGCATCTGACGCCCCGCGCATGTATGAGCGCACAAATACCTTGCCGTTTGTCAGCGCGCGCCCCATGACAATGTCCGGCTGACCTTTGTTGATTCGCACCGCCATGCGCCAATCGTGATTAGGCGAATAGCAGATATAGGGGTGACTTTCCCATGGTGGCTCTTCATTACTGTTATCGCGCAGCCATGCGACCATTTTTTGATGGTCTTCGGAACCAAAGGGTATGGCCCCATACGCCGATTTCATGCATGACTGTGGGCCAAGCTCGATAGCGGTAATCATGCCTTCTGGCGTGTCGCGCAGTTCGAATGTGTCGGGGGAATACGTAGCGCACCATTGCGCCCGTACGTGGTCCGCCACATGTGGCCAGTGACGCGCCACATACTTTCCGATGCTAGTAAGAGTCCATTGCTTAGCGCGCCCTTTATTTTCATCGCGGGTGTACGCTAAGCGCGTAGTGTCCGTTGTCGCGATGTGCGGCCACTCAAGGAGCAATAAGTGCCAGTTTGACGGGGCACAGCGACGCTCCTTCAGGATCATATCCACTATGGGATGCAGCGTATGCCTTTGCTGTTGGGCTGTCCACCAATCGCGAGTTCCGCCCATGTAGTCGTTAGCGTAGGTCGGCCGATTAAGGGTAGTCAATACGTCTATTGCCGATACCCAGAACGCTGGGTCGAATTTTCTATCGTTCATTTTCTCTATCTCCTTATGTCCCTGCCCGCGAAACACAATGGATGCGATGCAGGAACAACCGAATATTACCAATCCGTGTTTATGGGAACCCCCACCGGGGGGGCACCCGCCTTGATGCAGTACGTCGCGGCCATAGCATATAAACACTGTTCCAAACAAGCTGTCAGCAATGCCCCTACTTTTTAGTCAAGTATTTAAACAAACCCTCAGCAATACCCCTATTTTTTAGTCAAGTATTTAAGCGTGTCAATACCCCTACTTTTTAGTCAAGTATTATTTTTTTGCAAAAAAAAATCCCCGAAGGGCAAGCCGCATCGGGGACAAGAGCGGTAACAAATCGCTCGATCAGGAGACATGAACTACTGCGAAGTGACGCGCAGCGATTGCATGGTAGCATGGAGATAGCGCCAAAAGAAATGGCGCACACGCCGCAAGAAACGGCGCACACGCCGAAAGGTCGCGCAATACAAATGCTGGAACACCTACTAGCGCCCGAGTTTGATGATGTCCATGACATGGACAGCATCGCCGTGCTCAGTTCACAGGCGAAGACAACAGACTGGCTGGCGCAAATCGGTAGCCCCGAGCATTTGATAAACTCTGGGCAAAAGGCCAGCGCCCGCGCCGCCTTCGTTTCCATGACGAACCCCGCAGTCTCAGATGCCGATAAAAAGAAGGCGCTGCTCGCGCTAAGGGTACCGCAAGCGGTGCGGCACCTGTCCAACATGTTGTCCGAGTACGACTGGGAATTCATCGAGCAGGCCAAGGAAATCCGCGGCTACGTCGTGGCCAAGCTCTTGGAAGAGACCACGCACCCTGATGCAAAAGTCCGGCTCAAGTCTTTGGAGCTTGTAGGAAAACTGACCGAGGTGGGGTCCTTCATGGAACGGGTAACGATCACCAAGGTTGACGCGACCAGCGACGAGCTTACCGAACGCATCAAAGCAAAGCTGGCGGGGTTGCTGCCCAAAGTGATCGAGGTCGAGACGGTCGAGGTCAAAGATGAATGACCTGACTCCCGACGAGATAGCGCTGTTACTGGCCGCGCTACCCAGCATGCCGCGCAAGGAGCAGGAGGCGTTGTTGGCAGACCTCGACTTACTGGATCAGCAAAACACACGCGCGCGCGCCAAGACGGACTTCATGGCGTTTTGCCACTACGTCTACCTGGGGTTTAAGGAAGGCCCGCACCACAGGCACATCAACCCGCTGCTGCACGAGGTTATGGAGGGTACGCAGTTGCGCCTGACTGTGAGTATGCCCCCGCGGTTTGGAAAATCGGAGACCTGCGCCTTTTTGTTCGTTGCATGGTACTTGGGCCACCACCCCAGCCACCAGATCATGATGGTGACCCACACAGCAGACCTGAGCGCCGATTTCGGGCGCAAGGTGCGTAACCTGATCGACTCGGGCACATACAGAGAGCTGTTTCCAGAAACGGTGGTTAGTCGCGACAAGAGCGCTGCAAGCAACTGGAGCACCACGCTGGGGGGCAAGTACCTAGCAATCGGTATTGGAGCCAACGTGGCTGGTCACGGCGCGGATTTGCTCATCGGAGACGACATCGTGTCCGAGCAGGCAGTGCTGGCGTCAGACCCCGACAAAACGTTTGCGCAGGCGTGGGAGTACGTGCAGGTTGGGCCCGTACAGCGGCTGATGCCAAACGGGCGAATTATCCTGATCGGGACTCGCTGGGGCAAGAAGGACCCTATAGGCCGTGCGCTGGCGTGGGCAGAGAATAACCCGGAGAGTTTGCCGTGGCACGAGGTGCGTTTCCCCGCCATAATGCCCTCCGGAAAGTCGCTGTGGCCTGAGCAGTGGCCAGTTGACCAGCTTTTGGCCAAGAAAGCAGGCATGTTTCCGCAGTTTTGGGCCGCGCAGTACATGCAGGAGCCCACCAGCGAGGAAGGGGCCCTCATAAAACGCGAATGGTGGCGGATATGGGAGAAAAAAGACCCCCCGCCATGCACCTTGATACTGCAGAGCTGGGATACCGCCCACGGGAAGCACGATTCGGCCGACCCCAGCGGAGTACAGACGTGGGGCATTTGGTACAACCCGGAGCAGGAGCAGGACCAGCTCATCTTGCTCGATGCATGGACCGGGCGCAAGGAGTTTCCTGAGCTCAAGCAGTTCGCGCTGGAGTATTACAAGGAGTGGAAGCCGGATATGGTCATCATCGAGAAGAAGGCTGCCGGCGCACCACTGATCCAGGAGCTCCGAAAAATCGGAATCCCTGTGGACGAGTACACGCCCAGCCGCGGAGCCGACAAGCGCGCGCGGATCAACTCCGTAGCCGACATGTTTGCCTCCGGCATGGTGTGGGCCCCCGACAGGCGCTGGGCGCACGCCGTCATCGACGAGATCGCTGAGTTCCCGAACGGGGAGCACGATGAAAATGTTGACTGCCTAGTAGCAGGCACGCTGATCGAGACCGCCCAGGGGCCGCGGCCAATAGAAACGCTGCGCGTTGGGGACAGCGTGCTGACACATTTGGGGTTCCGAACGGTAACCAGCGCGGTGTGCACCGGAGAGCAGGCTGTGTGGCAGTTGCAGCAC